TCTATTTACGTCAGCGCTGGTACCGAAATTAGAGATTTTAATTCTAAAAGTTTGACGGTAGGAACATTAGACGTTACCATAAGAGCATACGTATTTGGAGAAGATAATTCTCAAAACCTCTCTGATAGCTTAGTTCAAGATATTGAACATGTTATTTATTCATTAGGGGACAATCCTGATAAAGGGATATTAGATATAACCATAGATAATATTTCTACTGATGAAGGATTAGCCACTCCTTATGGGCTCGCAGAGGTAGAACTAACAATAGTCTATAGAATAGACGGATAAGGAGAAAAGGGATGGCATCTCTTAATTTACAAAGAAATTCAGAGGTCTTTATGTCCACTGTTGATTTGCTCAACGGTGCTGCAGTAACTGCTATGACCCCAGAAAACACTTGGAAACTTGAAGTGTTAGCAGGTTTTGCAGCTACATCTACCTCTGCTACACAGGACATTACAAGCCTTGAATCAGGTACAAATCCTGATCGCTCACAGCAGCGTTTTAATACTGCTATTAACCCAGTAGATTGGAATCTTCAGGTTTATCTTCGCCCAACCGGTGTAGTAACTGGTGCTACTGCTGGAGGTACAGATGCAGGTACAACTCAGACAGGTAACGTAAAACCAGTAGCTGACTGGTTTATGTGGCAGTCATTAGTATCTAATACTCAAGTAGCTGATGGTACAGATGAGCAATCAGTTTGGGAATCAGGCGGAAAACTTCAAACAACGAATGTTGCAGCCGGTACAGGCTCACACTCAACTCGTTCAAACTTCTCAACCGCTGTTGAAAACCATATGTACTTTAAGATGGATAACGTTGTCTATCAGGTATCTAATGCTACTATTAATCAGGCAAGTGTTGATGCAGGTATTGAAGAGATCGCAACAGTAACATGGACTGGTTTTGGTACAACATTGAAAGAACTGACTAGCACTCAACGTGATAATGCAATTTCAGTATTTGGCGGTGTGTTAAATGATGGTTCTTCTGTAACTGCTAACTCAAATGCTAGCGAAGCTACAGTAACTGCACACTATCACCCATTTAATCAGATGAATGTTGCTGGTTCTGTTGGAACTAACTCATTCATTAAGAATCGTTTGAGCGCAATTGAATTCCATCATCAGCCTTCAGCTGGTGGAGCAGATGTGAAATATACGTTCCCAGTTACAGCTGTTAGCTTTGATTACAATAACAATATTACATATTTAACACCAGAAGAACTTGCTAATCTGAATGAACCAATTGGTCAGTTCACTGGTACACGTGCTGTAACAGGTTCAGCTACTATGTATCTTCGTGCTGGAGATACTGAATCAGCTCAGTTCCTGAGAAACATTCAGAATGATTCTCGTACAGCTTCTGCACAAACATCTAATGCTAACATCATCATTGGTGGGACAACTGCTCCTTATGTAGCGTTCCAGCTTGATGCTGTTCAGTTTGAGTTCCCATCACTGGCTGTTGAAGACGTAATTTCAATGTCAGTCAACTTTGTGGCTCAAGAAACTACTGCCAATAAAGGCACAGGTGGTGAAGTAACAATCTTTGCTGCTAAATCTTAATTAAGTGTTTCTGAGGGGGAACACTAACACTTTTTAACCAGAAGAGTGCCCATCACTTGCAAATCAAGGTTCCCCCTCACCTTAGAGAAGCAGATATGTGATGGGCACTCGTATTTTACGAGGGGAAATCATGAGTAAAATCAAAAATCTAATTGCGAAAGAAACTACAAGCTGGATTCCTTTTCCAGATGTTGAGGGTTTTGAGGTACATCTTTGTTTTTTAACTAGAGAAGACCTGTTAAAGATTCGCAACCAATCACTAACATTCAAGTTCAATAAACGTACTCGTCAACGAGAAGAAGAAATCGATAATGATCGTTTCTTAGAAGCCTATGCAGGAAAAGCTATCATGGGCTGGCGAGGACTAAAGATTAAACACTTACCTATGCTACTTCCAGTTGATATTTCAGGTGCTGACGGAAATGAAGAAGTTGAATACTCAGAAGAAGAAGCAATTGACTTGCTCAAGTCTTCTACGGTATTTGACCAATTTATCACAGATGCAATGAATGACTTTGAGCAGTTTTCAAAAAAGAAAGCTGACGAAGCAGCAAAAAACTAACTGAATACCTCCAGAACTCTTTACACGCTGGAGGTATGAACGCTGAACAGTATATTGATATGTGTGAGCAGATGGGTTGGGAAGTTGATGAAAATCAAATACCAAAAGACCCATCTGATTTACCATTAGAAGCTCAACAAGCTTTAATCCTTTTAAATTCTCTGCCCGACAATTGGGAAGGTATGAATGGAACTTGGTTAGGTAAAGATTATAGTGGTCTTGGAACTATAATGGATATTTATGAAATTAGTAACCGTAAAACAGTTTTTGAACTATTAAAGGTTGCGGAATCAGAAATGTCCAAGTATTATAGTGATAAAGCTAAACAACGTGAGTCTTTAGCAAAGACTCAGAGAGGAAGAACTTAATTGGCCAGCCAAACAATCACCACTAGATTTAAAACTGAAGGCGCACAAAAAGTTGTAAAAGATACTGATCGAATTGGTAAAGCCCAAACTCGATTAGGTCAAGCTTCTGCATCTTCTGGTCGTCAGTTCTCCGCTCAAGCTGCTGGTTTAGGTGGTGTAGTAGGTGTCTATGCAGCCGCTGCTGCAAACATCTTTGCTCTCACCGCCGCTTTCACAGCTCTTAACCGTGCAGCTCAATTTGAAACAATCATTCGTGGTACACAACAGTTATCTGCAGCAGTTGGCACATCTGCTAACTCTGTTATTAAACGTCTTCAAGATATTACGGGCGGTCAGCTTTCTATTGTTCAAGCTGCTGAAGCTGCCAACCTTGCATTATCTGCAGGTTTTAATACCGATCAAATTGAACAACTCGGTCAAGTAGCTTTTAAAGCTTCAAGAACATTAGGTAGAAGCTTACCTGACGCTATTGAACGTGTTTTTAGAGGTACAATCAAATTAGAACCAGAACTTTTAGACGAACTTGGTATTTTTACTCGTCTTGACCCTGCAGTAGAAAAGTATGCTGCGTCTCTCAACAAATCTACAACAACTCTTACTGCGTTTGAACGTCGTCAAGCATTTGCTAACGGCGTTATAGGCGATGGTACTGCTGCTTTTTCTGATGTTATTATCTCTACTGAAGATGCTACTGCCTCTTTTCAACGACTAGCTGCGCAGTTTGCTGACCTTGCGATTAAATTTGGTAATATTATTGCAAACATTCTAGCACCTTTTGCAGACTTTTTAGGACAAAATTTAGGTAATAAACTTTTACTTTTAGGAGCTATTGGTGCTTTAGTGTTTAATCAGCTAGGGGCCAGTATTGGAGGATTTGTTACAACAGGTTTAACAAAACTTTCTCAAGGATTAGTGAATGCAACAGAGCGTTTAACTACTTTTGGTAGAACAGCAAAAGCTCTTGCTCCAGAGTTTCAAGCAGCAGGTCAAGCTTTTGTAGGCGGTGGAGCTCTTCCAGGAGCTGGTCGAGCTGCGGGTGCGGAAATTAAAAGAGTTTTTGCAGAAGGCACAGTTTCTACACAACAGGCACAGGTCTTTGCAAGAGATTTAAAGGATTTAAAACAAAATGAATTAAACTTACAAAAAACATTAAATGAAGAAAAGAAAATCGCTGGTAAATTAACAGAATCACAACAGAAACAATATGATCAATCTGTACAAAGACTAGGTGCAATAGAACAGTCACAAAAAGTAGTCAATCAAAGGCTCAAAGCAGCAGGACCATTTGCGAGTGCATTAGCTTCTGGATTAAATCTTGCGGCTACTGCCATGAGAAATTTAGCCGCAGCTGCAAATGCAGTTTTAGCTGTTCTTGGTCCCATATTTGCTATTATTGGTATAATTCAGCTAGTAGGTTCTGTATTTGGTGTTGATGTGCTTGGCGGCATAACAGACTTTTTTAAAAACTTAACTAAAGATTCGCGAGATGCTGAAAAAGGGTTAAAAGACTTTGGAGCCGCAGCTGCTTCTGTTAGTGCTGGACCTTTAGCTGACTTAAGAGAAGAGCTTGGGTTAACTCGCTCTGAATTTGCAGGAGTAGTCGAAGAAGCTATAAAATTAAGAGAACAAGGTGGCTATGACTTTGGGGCATTTGGTCCTGATCTATTGGACTTACAGACCTCTCTCAAAGTTTTAGAGGCTGATTTAGAAAGACTTACAGCCCAAAAAGAAGCTGGAACAGGAACTTTTTTTGGATTACTTGATAAAGACAAACAAATTGAAGATACAAAAAAAGAGATCCAAGCACTTGAAGTTGCTATAAGTGATTTACAGCTTCCTACAGGAGAAGCTGGTCTTGCAATTACTCGTCTAGCAGAGGCTGGTGAGATAGAAATTGAACAGCTTCAAAAAGCTTTTGCAAGAGGTATTCTTAATATTAATAAAGATACTAATGATTTACAATTGACTTTTGAAACTTTTTCTCAAACAGTTCTTGAGTCTGGAGAAAGTATAGATTCTCTTACAGAGGAAGCTAAAGCACTCTCTGCAACTTATGCTACTGCAGCACTAAAAGTTCAAGAATTTTATGAAAATTTTGAAGGCGGTAGATTAAGTGCTGATAGAGCTGCAAAAGACTTTGGAGTAATTAATAATGTAGTTAATGACTTGAGAGCACAGATAGATGATTTACCTGATGGACCTTTTAAAGCAGAGTTTTTAGAGTTTATTAACAATTCATTAGATGGAACAGTTAGTCGTGCTGAAGAATTAAATGATAGATTTCAGACTCTTGATAAGTTTGCACAACAACTTCGTAAAACATTTTCAGGAGAGCTTGGTTTAGCAGATTCTGCTATTTTTACTGGTGATGTAGGTCTTTTTGGTGATATAGCCAAAAATGATTCAGAGCGTTTATTAAATCTTTCTGAAGTTGTAAATTCTGTATTTACAGAAGCAGCAAAGATTCGTTCTGATTTTGAACAAGCATCAATACGAGGAGGTGGAGTCTTTGATAGAGAAAAGCTTGAGGCTGATGAGAAAAAGATATTTGAAATTAGAGACATTTTGATCAAAGGCTACTTAGGCTCTATCATTAAAATTACTCAAGAACAAGAAAAATTAAATCAGTCACTAGAAAAGCAGAAAAAAATATCTCAATCTACTATTGAAGTTCAACGTGCTAATCTACAGGTTACAAAAGCAAACACAGCTCTTACAACAGCACAACAAAAAAACAGAATTAATGCAGCAGAGCGAGAGCGTGACTTTATTCTTCAAAACCGTGATATCACAGAGCAAGGAATCTCACTCAGACAAATAGAAAACAGTGCTTTAGAAGCAACTCTTAACACTCAAAAAGAACTTCTCTCATTAAAAGGGCAAGAGTTAAAGTTAAGTCAAGATTTAGCAAAAACTCAAATCGAGATAGGATTTGCAGCAGCTGAAGGTAGAGACGCTCAAGCACTGGCTAGAGCTCAAGGAGCTCTTCAAACTGCAGAAATGAGAGGCATTTCTACTCGACGTGAATTAGTTCAGCTTCGACTTAATGTAGCTGAAGTAGAATTTAGAAATGCTAACAATGCTTTTGATCGTCAAGAAGCTCTTGCACAAGTTGAGGCACAAAATGCTCGTGAAAATATTGCTCAAAGATCGATGATGATTGAACAAGAACGAGTAATTGCTGAAGCAAGAATTATAAATGAACTTGAAATCTTAAGAGCCCAAGAACAGGCAAGAGTAAAACAAGCGAAGATCGAACAACAAGCTCTAAATGATGAGGAGGGATTGATAGAGTTAAGAAGGAATGCTGCATCCGCTTCTCAAACAGCTGCTAAAAAGTCAGCAGAAGCTGCAAAACTACAACGAGATCTTGCCTTGAAACAGCAGATTGCTGAATTAGAGTTAGTAAAACAACAAGCTGCAGTGTTTAGTGGGTTTATCTCTAACTTTGGTTCTTTGATAGAAGGTCTTGCTGAAATTGCTAGTGTTTTAGGCGGAGATGTTGGGTTTGACTTTGAAGCATCTGATATTTCAGCTGACGTAGATGCAAATATTGCCGCCTTACAGCAGTTATTAACTGATAGTTCTACAGTTTACAGTATTCAAGTGCTATCAGCCAAAGAAGCAAGAAAAGCAACAGAGGCACAAATTCAAGCTGATAAAATACTAATCGATATTAACAAGCAAAAAACCGAAGAAGTTGAATCTTCTCTTGTAAGAATCTTTGAAGCTCGTCAAGATTCACTTTTAGATGAACTTGACGCAACTAATTTAACTTCTCAAGCAAAACAAAAGCTTTTATCCCAAGAATTAGCTCAAACAGAAGCTAATTTAGTACTACAACTTGAAAAAGTTGGTATTGAACGCACAGCTGCTGAAGAGATTGTTCGCATTGCTCGCGACCGCGCAGCCTATGAAATATCTGAACAAAGACGTATTGATGCTGCCTACGCAGCTTCTAAAGGCATTGTAATGAACTATGTCGAAAACGGCTTGATGGAATTGAATACAGCTCTAATTGAGGGCGATCTTACATTCAAAAACATAGCTAAAGGTTTCAGAGATATGCTTGGCTCAATGCTTCGTGAAATTCAATCAGCTGTATTCCGCCAAACTATTGCTGCTCCGATAGCAGAATTTGTTGGCGGATTGTTTGCAGCTGGTGGTCGAGTACATCTTGCTGGTGGAGGATCTATGAAGCGCGACCGTGTCGCGGCTATGCTCGAACCTGGTGAATATGTAATTCGTAAAGAAGCTGCAAAAAAGCTTGGCATGAGCAAACTGCAAGAATTAAATGCTGGAGTTTCAGACGATCCTATAGCTCGTATTATAGCTTATGCTTATGGCTCAAAAGTAAAGAGTAAAGCAGCTGGTG